CGGAGAAAAAAATGGCGACTCCTCAATTATCTCCAGGCGTACTCGTCAGAGAGGTTGATTTAACAGTAGGAAGAGCTGATAATGTTTTAGATAACATTGGAGTGATTGCTGGTCCTTTCCCAATCGGTCCCGTAGATTATCCAATTGATATATCAACCGAACAAGATTTAATTAGTGTTTTTGGTAAACCACTTTCAACAGATTCACAATATGAGTACTGGATGAGTTGTTCATCCTTCCTTTCATATGGTGGAGTTATGAAAGTTGTTAGAACTGCTGGTTCAACACTAAACAATGCTAATGCTGGTGTTGGTATAGCCTCTACAAATGCTATAAGAATTGATAACTACGATGATTATATTAATAATCACGAAGACGCTACAAATTATACATATGCAGCAAAAAACCCTGGATCTTGGGGAAATGGATTAAAAGTTTGTTTCATTGACGATGCTGCTGATCAAATTATTGGTATTAATACAACAAACCCAGGAGCACTTGGTGCAACGATTGGATTTGGAGTTACTACATCTCTTTCTAATCTTGTAATTGCAGGAGCAGCTTCAACGTCAACATTTACTGGAGTTCTTAAGGGCATTATCACAGGTATTACGACCGATGCAACAAACGGAAATAGTAGTATTGAAGTAAAAATTGTATCAAGAGTTTCTACAGCAGGAACAACTGCAGGTACAGAAACAAGGATAGAATATGCAGAGGGGTCCACTCAATCTGGATTTGGAACCTCAAGTACTATTCGTTTTATTAATAACTCCGGCATTACTACTGGAAGCACTGCAGGACTTGCTGGAGTATCTCCAGCATCTGTTTCTGATTGGTACGAGAACCAAACTCTTGGTTTGACTAATGCAACAATTTTCTGGAGAGAACTTGCACCAAAGCCAACCACTAGTCAATATACGGCTCAAAGACAAGGTTATGGTGACGGACTTCACATTGTTGTTGTTGATGATAAGGGAACAATTACAGGAAATACAGGTACACTTTTAGAGACACACTTGGGTCTTTCAAAGGCACTGGATGCAGTATCTGCTGTAAATTCTCCACAGAAAATCTGGTATGAAGATTACCTTGCAGATTTTTCATCTCAAATTTATGCTGGCGGAAATCCCTCAAATGCTGCTGATTCCTATCATGGAACGTCTCCGAAAGCAACTGGGTTCTCTACTTCATTTACTCCAATCACCACTGCAGATGGACTATGGGGACAAGATGCACAAGGTGTAACATTTGCTGCAATTGGAAATAAAACTTATACATTAGCGGGTGGAGTTGATTATTCTGCTTCTGGTGGAATGCGAGCAACTCTTGGTGATTTAATCACTTCATACAATTTGTTCTCAAACAAAGATGAGGTTCAAGCTGATTATATCATAATGGGTCCTTCATTACAATCAGTAAATGATACTCAAGCAAAAGCAGGATTCTTAATCTCTCTTGCAACTCAGAGAAAAGATTGTGTTGCAACAATTGGAGCTCACAAAGCTGATTTAGTTGGTGTTACAAACACAACGACACAAACAACTAATTTAATTAAGTATTTCAGTTCACTTTCATCTTCATCGTATGCAATATTTGATAGTGGATATAAGTACACCTACGACAGATTTAATAACAAATTTGTTTACATTCCTTGCAATGCTGACGTTGCAGGTTTAATGACCCGCACTAATATTGTTGCTTATCCATGGTTCTCTCCTGCAGGACAACAACGTGGAATTCTTAATAATGCAATTAAACTCGCATACAATCCAAACAAAGATCAGAGAGATGCTCTTTATCAAGCAAGAATCAATCCAATCATAAATCAACCTGGACTTGGAGCGATTCTATTTGGTGACAAGACTGCTCTTGGATATGCATCTGCATTTGATAGAATTAATGTTAGAAGACTGTTTATTACAATAGAGAAAACATTAGAGAGAGCTGCAAATGCTCAACTCTTTGAAATTAATGATGATACAACAAGAGCTACATTTATTTCTATTGTAGA